CAGCTCATTACGCCCGCGCGCAGGCCGCCCGCCACCGCGCCCGCAATGGCCAGCAGCACCGGGGACTGCAGAAACTGGTCGAGCGTCATTCACGCTCCACCCCGCCCGCACGCTTGCGCACACGGCGATACAGCTTGCCGCGTGTCCACAAGTGGCATCCACATATCCAACACATCAGGGCCAGCCCGGCGTAGGCCAGCACCTCGGTATTGAGCGGCGGATAGGCGCCGAGGAAGTTGGCTGCCACGCCCACCCACAACAGGGCCGAAAGCTGCAGCGCGTAGCCGGCCAGCACGTCGTAGCGCCCGCCCCGGTGGCGAATGCCGGCCGTAGCGAAGATGAAGGCCAGGAAGAACACCACGGACACGGCCTCGTTGACCCAGCTCGACGTGTACAGCCGGAAGGCCGTCGAGTACAGCGGCAGCGCGATCAGCCGGTCATCGAGCACGGCCAGCGCCCACACGAGCAGCAGGCCGGCGTTGAGCACTTCAAGCACCGTTGTCGGCGTGCCGAAAAGCCACCGTGCCGCACGGGCGCGGATGGATAGCCAGCGCCGCACGGGACGCGATTGCAGCAGTCGAAGGTGGAGCAGGTGCAGGCTCATGTGATGCTCCCGTAGCGCGTGCCGGTGTTGATCCAGGTGATGTAGGAGTTGCCGACCACCGCTGCGCCGCCTGCGCCACCTGCGTTTGGTGTTGGGGAGTTGTAGCCGGTACCGCCGCTAGCGCCCCACCCACCACCACCACCACCACCACCACCAGCACTACCATTTGCACCGGGCCCTGTCGTGCCGCCAGCAGCTCCGCCTGACCACGCGCCGCCTTTGCCACCCGAGGAAAAAGTGCCGCTCGCTCCAGGGGAGGTATCAACACCGCCGCTCGAATTGGTACGACCCGAACGCCCACCACCACCGCCGGCTGCGTAATAGCTTGACCCGCCCCCACCACCGCCGCCACCAGCGATCACGCCGCCCGATGCGTCGATGCTGATCGCGTGCTGGGCGCGCAGGGCTGGGCCGCCATTCTTGCCCGTCACGCCTGTTGAGTAACTACCTCCTGCCCCGCCCATGCCGCACACGTAGCCTGGCATGATGAGCTCGAGCGTGGTGCCGGCAGGGAAGCCAGAGCCGGTGTCGAATCCATACAAGCTGGTCGAGTTGGCCGACAGCACGATCCCGCTGTTGACGGTCACCTCAGCATCAAGCGGCACCACGCCGTCCCAGCCGGCCGCGATGGCCTGCGAGTAGAGCACCCAGTTGGTTGCGTCGGCGCTGATCGTCGGGCGCCAGACGAAGGCGCTCTTGACAAGGCCGATAGGTCGGACAGCGAAGCTCATGCGGGCACCTGAAAAAACGGGAACTTGTCTGACTTCGTTAGGTTTTCGTGCGGCGTCAAAATCTGCAGGTTGCCAAGTGCGTGAATGACCGCCGGGTCGGTCACACCTTCACGAATGAAGGCGGCGACCGGCTTTATGTGATCGACGTGGAACCCGCCAGACTCCCATGACATTCCGGGCCTGAACTGCGATTCAAGGTGTTGCCTGAGTTGGGCGCGCGTGTAGCCAAGAATTTGCTCTGCGGTTGCGCTCTTTCGCAGGTTCATCTTTCGCATGATTCGCTGAAGTTGGTTCGAGAAAACACGGGTCACACGCTTATTCGCGGCCCTCTGCTCTGGGGTCAGCCTGGTGAGGGCGCGCCGAATTTTTTCCCTCGTACTGTCGCTCACACGGTGCCCAGTCGAGGCGTCCGCCTTGATTCTTCTCGCCTCTGGTGTACCAAGAGTCTTTTTAAGAGTCGTCGACCTTTTAGCGTTGGCTTCTGGCGTTTGGGACGCTTGGGCCAAAGTCTTGATATGCGCCTGGCTCTTGTCACTTGAATACCAAGCGTCACGCAGCTTCTGCCTGTACTCCGGCGTTCTGACGTAAATTCCTCGTGGCATCGGTTTGCTCCCCCTAGTTAGGAATTTGAATCCAGTTACCTTCCCAGCGAGATGCCCGCCCCGAGTACGTCAAGATCAACCAGCTCACCCGGTTGGCCCCGGTGTTGATCGAGCCGTCAACCTTCGCCCCGCTGGGTACGGCGCACGTCCTGCCGCCCGTCGCGTCTTGCTGAAAGCGGATTTGCACCGTCTGCCCTGCCACCGGGTTGCTCAGCGTGATCGAGGTCACGTTGCCCGTCATTTCTGCGGGCTCGAAAACGTTGCTCACGGCGCAGTCAAACGTCGGCGTGGCGCTGTGCGTGGGCTGCGCTGCGGGCGTGTAGGCGCCGGCGTGCACGCTGCGGTCGGAGAAGGTTTTGACACCGGCGGCTGTCTGATTGCCAGTGAGCTGCAGCGTGTTCGCCAGCAGCCACTTGAGGCAGTCACGCACGGTCTGCAGCAGCGCCGTGAGGGCCGTTGACGTGGTGGCTGGCAGGGTGCTGGCAGCAGCGGCGTCGGTCAGGGTGGCGTTGACGGGAGCGGCGCCGATTTCAGCCAGCGTCCAGGCGACGTTGGCCGAGCCGTCAACGCTTTTGCCTGTGCCGCCCAGCGTGAGGGTGCGCGCCGTTGTCCATTTGGCCGCGCTGCCCGTGGTGTTTTGCGTGCCGTCCGCGTTGACGCCGGGCAGGTTGATGTTTGCCGAACCATCAAAGCTGACGCCGCCGATGGTGCGCGCCGTGGCCAGCTTGGTCGCAGTGGCCGCGTTGCCGGCGGTGTCCAGCTTGCCGTCCAGCGCTGCCTGCAGGCCGGTCACGGTGCCGATGGCTTGCGTGCCGGTGTGCGTGGCGCGGTCGCGCAGAGCGGCATCGGTCGCATTTGCGGTGGCGCCAGTCGCCACGCCGGCCAGCTTGGATTTCTCGGCCGTGGTGTAGTCCTCGGTCGACAGCTGCTTGGTGCCGGCCTTGATGTATTTGCCGGTGCTGCCGTCAAAGACCACAGGCGTGCCGTCTACCGATGATGCAGGCCCCAGCACGTCACCGCTGCCCGATCCGGCCGGCCCCGGCTCGCCCTGCGGGCCTTGAATGCCTTGCGGGCCTTGCGGCCCGGTGTCACCCTGCGGCCCCTGAATGCCCTGCGGGCCTGGCACCGTGCTGTCCGCCCCGGCTGGCCCCTGCGGGCCGGTGTCGCCGGTGTTGCCTTTCGGCCCCGGCTCGCCCTGCGGGCCTTGAATGCCTTGCGGGCCTGCGTCGCCCTGCGGCCCCTGCGGGCCTTGCGGGCCGGTGAACGCCGCGCCCGCGCCGTTGGCCGGAAACGCCGCCCCATCCCACACGTACAGCCGGCCATCGGCCTGCACCAGGTAGCCCTTGCCCGCATCTGCCGCGCCCAGGCCGGTTGGCAAGTCGCCATACACCGCGACCGACCCCGACAGGCTGATGCCCTGGCCTGGGTCTCCCTTGGGGCCCGGGTCGCCTTGCCGCCCAGGTGTGTCTACGGCCTGCCATGCCGATGCGGCGCTGTTCGCCGCGTCTACGGCGCTGGCCGATGCCAGCGCGGCCTGCTCTTGCGCAGTGGCGGCGCGCTCATGCGCGGCCTGCGCGTTGTTGTTGATGTTGGCCGTGAAGGCGTTCAGCTCGCCCACCTTGACGTTTGTGAGGTGGTTGACCCACGTGAGCGCCTGCTGCCTGAACGCCGGGTCGACCACGTTGGGCAGCGGGTGCGGGAAGTCGACGATGGGGGTCGGTGCAACGATGTCTGTCATGACGGGTCAGTCTCCAATCCTGAACAGGCACAGCTCGGACACCGACGACGATGTGATGCTGCATGCGGCCGAGCTGAGCAGGTGCAGCGTGATCGTGTCGCCCGCGCTCAGATACAGGGCCGAGCTGCCGCCCGTGCCCATGAACGGACCATGTGAATCGCCAACACGGTTCTCGTTCATAGCGTTAGTCATGCCGACGAAGGCGCGCGAGCCGTTCTTGCGCACCTCGGACGCCAGGTATGGCCAGGAGGCATCCGATGGCGGATCGCGCTGGACATTGATGACGAAGCTGACCGCGTACATGCCGGCCTTGGGAACGGTGTAGGTGCTGCCGCTCCAACTACCGCCGCCCCGGTTGTTGGCGACGCCCGACAGCGCCACCGTCGTCCACGTATCGGCGGTGACGGATTGCGATGTTTGCAGGTAGGCCCGAATGTCCACCGGTGGAGGCGGAACGTAGGGGTCTTGGCCGCCTCCGCCGGGCGGTGGCGGGTCGGCCACGGCTACCACGGTGACCGTGTACGGGCCGAATACCTCGTCGGCCACGCGAAAGCGCAGCTGGCGCGTGCCGGGCGTGAAGGCGCTGTTCTTGGCCAGCGCCAGCGCGTCGCCGCGCGCGTCCGTCATGGGCCAGCCGGCGGCCGAGAATGCCCCGCCGTCCACCGACACCTGCAGCTGCGAGCGCGGCGCGCACCCGCTGGCGACCATGGACGTCATCACGCTGGTGATCGCGCTTTCGGCCGGCATCACGTTGCCGCCGCTGGCCGCCCACCAGGTGTCGGGCCGCAGCAGCGGCGTGCCGCCGAACTGCTTGGCCACCAGCAGCGCGCTCCACGCCGCGGCGGCGCTCTTGGTCAGCCACGAGCTGCCGCTTTGCGTCAGCATGCTCGTGAAAACATAGTCCGGGTCGGTCCAGTCCTGCAGCGTGTTGGCGTTGAGCTGCGGCCACACGGCCAGCAGCGCCGCCGCGCTGCGCGCACCCTTCAGGGCGTAGCCGGCCAACAGCTGGTTGCCCATCATGTTGACGTGCACGCCGTCCAGGCTGGCGCCGCCCAGGCGGATGGCGCGCCAGAGCTGCATGGGGAACGAGCCGTTGACGGCGCTGTGGCTGCGCACGTGCGCGTCCAGGCTGATCCAGTTGGAAAAGTTTGCCTTTTGCGTGGCCGACACCGAGTCCTCGAGCATCTCGGTGCCCCACGCGCCGGACAGCAGGCCGCTGGCCGGGCGCTGCATCAGGTATGGCACCGTGCCCTTGTTCAGCAGCAGCGAGCCGGGGGATGTGAAGCAGGTGTTGTCGTACAGAAACTCGGACACCACGCAGATCACCGCCGCCGGCAGCGCAGAGCGCAGCGCGTTAAGGGCCGAGCTTGCGTCGGTCTGCGTCTGCGCCAGGGTGCGGCCCTCCACGTTCAGCACCGCGTCGTTGGCGCCCAGGGCAATGATGATGACGTCGGGCGCTTCGATGATGGCACGCTCGACGGCCGTCTTGCCGTCGAAGGTGGCGATGGTGTTGGCCTTGTTCCACGTCCATCCGCCCACAGCCAGGTTGACGAGGTTGATCGGCGCGCCCAGGTTGCGCATGCGCGTGGCCCACACCTCGGGCCAGCAGTCGCTGTGCAGCGGGTGCTGCGCCGCGCTGCTGTCGCCGATCACCACCACCTTGGGCACCCAGCTGCTTCCGCCGCCGCCGCCCGCGTTGACCTGGAAGTAGCTGCTGGGCGAGGTCGCAAAAAACAGTTTGTTGGGGCTGGTGCTGCGGTAGAAGCGGTTGCGCACCAGCGCGCCGGTGGCCGCCGCGTTGGCAATTTCCGCCTCGCTCTTGTCGATCACCTGCCCCGCGTCGGCCACGCCGGACACGCGCGCCAGCATGGCCGCCACGGTGCTGGCGCTGGCGCCGTCCTGCACGCCGATGCGCGCCGCGCCGGTGGTGGCCGACAAGTCGACGTTGACGACCTGCGCGCCGGCGGCGTCCCAGGCCAGGAAGCGGTTTGAGATGGGCACCGGCAGGCCGGTGGCAAACGATGCGGTCAGCGCGGCCCAGTGGGTCGGATCGTCCTTGGGCCGCGTCGCGGTCGGCCCCACGCTGGACGTGCAGCGGTAGGTGATGCCGGGCGAGTTGTCCGGGTCGAACACCGTGGCCGGTGGCGTGGCGCCGCCGCCGGCGCTGTAGCTGCCGGACGTGCTCCACGCCACGGCGCCGCTGGCCGCGCCCGAGGTGGCCGCCGCGTTGATGGCCTGCGTGGCGGCGGCTTGCGCCTGGTTGCGCGACAGCTCGGCAGTCTGCGCCTGCTCGTGCGCCGCCGTGGCGTTGTTGTTGACGTTGGCGAGCATCGCATTGAACTCGCCCACCTTGATGTTTGTGAGGTGGTTGACCCACTGCAAGGCCTGCTGGCGGAACGCCGGATCGACGACGTTGGGCAGCGGCGAGGGGAACGCGCTGATGGGCGTGGGGGCAATGATGGTGGCCATCTAGATCATGCTCTGGATGCGGCCGGTGAGCGTGCACTGGCCGTAGTTGTCGTAGCGCAGCGAGCCCTCGAAGACGCCGAAGCCGCGCAGGGGGGAATACTGATCGGCGCTGTGCCCGATCCACAGCGCGGGCACGCTCTCATAGCGCAGCAGCAGGTCGCGCACCAGCGTCGCGTTGTCCGGCTCCACGAAAACCGGCGTGCTGATCTCGCCGCCGCTGGGGCGCTTGACGTAGGTGTAAGTGCCGTCCTCGGCGAACTTGCGGTAGCTGTACGGGATGACGCTGAATTCAGCGCCGTACTCCGTCATGCCGATGCCGATGAAGCGCCCCATCTGGATGGCGCCCAGGCGCGCGGTGCCGCCGGGGTTGCTCAGCGTGATGGTCACCACCTGGTCGGTGGCCATGGGGATGCCACTCACGTAGCACGATTCCTGCAGCCGCACCGGCGCCAAAAAGAACGCCTGCCAGTCGTGCACGCCCTCGCCGTCCAGGGCGACGTCGTGGGGGCCGAAGATGGTGGGGCCGCCCGGGCCATCGGCCACGGTGATGGTGGCTGACGTGGCCTCCAGCCCGCCCAGCCACACCTCGGACACGATCTCCTGCGGGCGCAGCACATACGTGAGCTCATCGTTGCCCACCGCCTGCGTGCTGCGGTATAAGTCGAACGGAGCCATTTTGTTGGTGGGCCGCAGCGGACGCCAGTTGATCGGGTCCACCTCGGGCGGGTTGGGCGTGGTGCCGGCCGCCACGCGGATGTACACCTCGCCCGTCGCTTCTCGGTGGCGCAAATCGCCCACGGCGTAGGCCTCGGCCGCGCTCCACGGCTCGGTGCCGTCCTCGGGCAGCGCGCCGCTGGATGTGCTGGCCGAGACGATGTTGCCCCGGCCCAGCTGCACGGCGTCGAGCACGCCGAATGTGAGCATGTCGGTCATGCAGCCTCCGTGCGCATGGCGTTGCCGTTGGCGGTCACGCGGTCCATCAGGCGCGCGCTCGTCTCGGTGGCGGCGGCCACGCGGTCAAGGCGGGCAATCAGCTGGTCCACCTTGGCGCGCAGGGCGCGGTTCTCGGCGATCAGCTCCTCGTTGCCACCGCCGCCGCCGGACAACATGGAGCGCGACTGATCGAAGCTCCAGTACCGCGCCGGGCCGGTGAACTCCACCTCGGGCCCTTGCTCGCCCACCAGGCGCCAGCCGCCCGAGTGCAGGCCGCCTTGCGCGTAGCGCTTGCTCAGCACGATGCCATCGGCGCTGACCTGCATGCCCTCGGCAATCAGCCGGCGCTCCAGATCGACCGGGTCGACGCCCATCGACTTGGCCAGCCCGATCAGGCTGCTGCCGCGCGCATCGTCCCAGTTGCCGCTGCCGTACCACTTGGCCGCGCGGATCGCCGCCGCCTCGGCATCGTGGTCGCCGTAGGCGTCGCGCGTGGTGATCAGGTCGCCGTGCAGCGACAGGCCCTGCTGCACCAGCAGGCGGGCCAGGTCGCCCGCATCGACGCCGATGGCGGTGGACAGCTCGGACAGCTTCAGGCCGCGCGCCTCGCCCCAGTCGCCGTTGCCGTACCAGCTGGCCGCGCGGATGTTGGCCACCGCGCTGTTGTAGGCGCCCGCAATGCTGCCGGGCTGCTGCGCCGCGCCCTGCTGCGCCTGCTGCGCCTGCTGCAGGGCCAGCGAGGCTTGCGCGTAGCGGTCTTGCGCCTCCCGCGCGGCACCGGCGGCGGCACTTTCGGCTGCCATCAGGCCGCTGAGCTGGCGCACGCCATCATCGATGGAGGTCACGCTCACCTGGGTGTCGCGCAGCACGCTGAGCTGCTCGTCCCAGTGCTCCAGTTGCTGCTGCAGCAGCTCCACCTGCTGCTCACCCTCGGTGAGCTGCTTGCCGGCCACCTTCTCCATGGCGCCCAGCTTGGCCGCCAGGATCGCTTTGTCGGCCTGGAACTGGGCCACCGAGGCGTAGTTGTTGACGTCCAGCCCGGCCACGGCCGAGTCGATGGCGCGCGACAGCTCGTCGGTCTTGGGCATCGCACCGCCCTGCAGCATCGTGCGCAGCGCATCGTCGATAAAGGCGTTGCCGGCCGCCGCGCCGTACTGGCGCGACTCGGGGATCTCGCCGTACAGCGCGCGGCTGCGCTCGCCCGTCATCTGCGCGATGGCCTGCGCCGTGTCCACCATGGTGCGGGCGGCCTGCAGCGCCTTGTCGAACTGCTTGCGCAGCTCGGCAAACACGCGATCGGTCATGGCGCTGGCCTTGCTGTGCGCCTCGCTGGCCTTGCGCGCGGCCTCGCTGGCGGCGCTGGCGGCGTCCTGCGCGGCCTTGACGATGGCCTGCGCGGCATCCTGCGCGGCGCGCTCGGACGCGCGGCGGGCTTCGTCCTCGGCCTTGCGCGCCATGGCCGCCAGGTCTTCGGTGGCGCGGGCGGCATCGCCCATGGCCCGGCCCATCTCGGATGTGCTCGATGAGATTTCTTCGACCGCCGGCACCACGGCAGCGAAGCTGCCACTGAGGTTCATCAGCGCGGCGAAGGTGGTGCGCCCGCCCTCGGTGGTCAGGTCAAGCGATTCGACCAGATGGCGAAACTCGTCTCGCGTGGCCGGCATGACAACGCCAAGCGCTTCGAATTGCTTGCCAAGCTGGCGCAGCGCGATGTCGTGCTGTTCGGCAGCGCTGTAGAAGTTTTGGTAGTAGTTGGCGCTGGCGGCCTGCAGCTTGTCCAGCCCGCCCGCTGCATCGGCCAGCTGGCTTGCCAGATCGCCACCCTTCATGCTGGTCTCGTACAGCGTCAGGCCAAGCGTGTCGAAAATGCCGTTGACGGTGCCCAGGCTGGTGGCCAGGCGAGTCAGGGTGTCGATGGCCTGCTCGCCCTCGCGCGCGAACTCGCTGGGCTTGTAGGTGCGATCGGTGACCTGCTCGGTGACCGTGCGCGAGGCGTAGCCACCGCCGCCGCCGTAGTCGCTGAGCGTCGCGCCCATGTTCTCCACCACCTGGCGCTGCACGGTGCGCGTGGTCTCCGTCCATGTGCCGATCAACAGCTGCGCCAGCTCGTTGCTGCCGGCCTTGATGGCCTCGGCAATAGCCGCTTGCACTTCCTGATCCGACAGCGGCTTGCCGTCTTTATCGAGCCGGATGCCGAGCTGACCATGGTCACCCATGGTCTGCGTGCCCAGCGCGGTCGTGAAGCCGTCGATCTTCTCGGTTGACAGCCCCAGCGTCTCGGCAAAGCCCTTGATGGCGGCCTTGCTGGCGTCGAACTGGGTCTGGATGATCTTGTCGAGCTTGCTGACGCCCAGGTCCTCGGTGAACCAGTCCGGGCCGCTGAACAGCGTGCCGCCCTTGCGCATGAGGTCGACGTCGTGCACGCCGCCGGCCTGGCCCAGTGTGCCCACCAGGCCGCCGCCCTTGCGCTC